TTGAGCAGGTTGACACTCACTACTGAAAAAGTGTCTGCTGGAGCAGTATACAACGCAGTATAAGTCGTTGCTGCCAGATCCTGTGTTCCTAATCTTCCTGTTGCCATTTATTTGTTCTCCATAGTTATTTATGTCAAAAAGTAATTAAACGCTAAAGGCATACCAACAACGCCACCCTGGAAGTTGAATTTACCCTTCATTTCAATTATACCACCAGTTGTGGTAGTAATTTCGTTATTTGCGATGTAGATAAAGCCCGCTGTCACGCTGTTAACGTTCAACGATGCACCACCACCACCAATTTGTGAGCTAATATATGCTTTAATTGCTCTTTGTGTTGGAACAATACTATCACTATTTTCAGTAAAGAATGGATCAGTACTAAATTCAGTAATACTTGCAGATCCGCCACCTAATGTAACTTCACCCAATGTAAGTTCCTGTAGTCCTGAAATATTGAATGCATCAGCGTTCAACGTTGCAACACCAGTTGACTGTTCAATACTAAACAAATCGCCAACCCTAAAGTTACCGTCTTGGTCAGTTGATGTAAAGAACACTCTACCGCCGCCACTATCAACAGTCTCATTAGCCTGTACAGGACTTTGTGTTGGTATTCCTGGATAGTTAGTTTCCGTAAAGTTACCCGTTCCAATATCTAGGAAATCGTGTCCTGTCAATCTAACCTGAGAGTATCTAATTCTTGTTGTTATTGCTGTGCCGTGTTCTGGCGAATCAAACACACTCATGTCAGGTGATATTTGTAAGAATGCAGTGTACGAACCATCATACGCTCCGAGCAGTGTTAATACCTGCACGAGTTTAAACACTCTGTTTGGTAAGTGAGCAAACACCACGTTTGAACCGACTGCTGGAACCTTAGATAATCTTCTAACAGCAATGAATGAACCACTTTGATAGAAGTCTGCGTATCCATCGCCTGTGTCAATATCTGCACTTGCTGATATATAACCTGTTCCTCTATTTCTAAAGGAAGGATTACCTAATACTCCGTTTGCTAATCTAACACTTGTTGGTGCTTCGTATGTGTTATTAGGATCCGTAATAGTTAATGACGGTGCAGTTGTATAACCTGAACCTGGTTCATGTATTCTGATAGCAAAGATTTTGTTTTCTGCAACAAATGCTCTCGCAACTGTTGTTGCTCCTGCGCTTGTTTCACTTGCTACAGTTCCTGATGTATCATCAATTGAAATAAACTTACCAGTTTGATCAGGATTACCAAACGCAGTTGCTATAAATCCGTTAGCACTTGTGCTTAGTGTTCTAGAAGTCCATGTAAGACCATCCGGTGATGTAGCACCAGTGTTGTCAGTGTCATTTACTGCAAGGAATACACCCTGTCCATATTCAACGTGGCTCCAAGTCTTAGTTGCTGGAAGTGTTGTTTCAGTCCAGTTAACACCCTTGTCTAATGAAATTGCTGCCTTGGTTCCTGAAGTGTTTGAAACTGCAACGAATCTATTGTTACCGTATGTTACAGATTTCCAATTTGAACTTGAAAGGCCTGTTCCCGCTGACCATGTTGTGCCATTATCTAGTGAATATGCAACGTTTGATCCGCCGCTTGCAATTGCTACCCAATAGCCGCCACCGTAAGCAACGCTTTCCCAAGTTGTAGAAGCAGGCAAGTTTCCGCCAGCAGTCCATGTTGCACCACCATTTGTGGTAACAGCAGTTGCATTGCTTCCTGTCTTGATTGCTACCCATTTACTGTCGCCGTATGCAACATCAACCCAGTCGCCTGTGCTAGGTAAATTACCACCAGCAGTCCATGTTGCGCCACCGTCTTCTGAGTATGCAGTATCGTCAATTCCTACTCCGCCCGCAATTGCAATAATTCTTGCTGCGTTTGGAGTTGCCTTACCTACTGTGGATGTAAATGTTCCAGGACCTGTTGCAACAAATGTTGTTCCTGCAACAATCGAACTTGATCCAATAGTTAACCAAGGTGTGTCACCTGATTCTGTAATTGTGTAGGATCTACCAGTTATAAATGTTCCTGCAAGTTCTTCCGTTGCAATTCTACCACCTGCAATCGATGTCCAAGTAGTTGAAACAGGTAAAGTTGTTACCGCTGACCATGTTGTGCCATCTTTACTGTAGTTTACAGTATTTCCGCTGGCACTTGGAAGTGCAACAAAGTTTCCGCCTGATCCAAATCCTTCTTTATCAAATGCTGTAATAGCACCCGTAACTGAGTTTACACTAGTAACAGTTAATACTAAATTATTTGTTGATGTACCGTTTAACGAAGTACCATTAAATGTTAAAGTATCGTTAATTGCATAACCTGTTCCGCCACTATCTAATCTTACTAGATACTTCGATCCTTTCTTGGTAATATCAAATACTGCGCCTGTTCCAGACCCAGAAGTTGAATCAGCACTAGTGTTTTCAAAACTTTCGTAAACATTGCTGTAAGCAATATCTGCCCAAGTTGTCGAAGTAGCCAACGTTTTAGCAGTCGTTGTAAACGGAGGTGCTGTAAACGTCAGTCTTGGTTCAATAGTATAAGTTGTAGAAGCATCTGGTGCAGCGATAGTTGTTCCAGGAAGTATGTGATCAAATCCTGCTGAGCCATCTGATTCTTTTGTTACTGTTGCAACTTTTGTTCCTGAGTTGTAAGTAGCAATATTACCAAATTGTCCAACACCAGTACCACCTGTTAGATAAATTCTCATACCAACGTATGCTGTCGAAGTTTCAGAATCAGTAGCAGCAATGGTAATTTGTGTTGTTGTACCACCCTGCGCGGTATTAGAATTACTTATGTAACCAAATCCACCAAAGTTTCCTTCTGCTTCAGGTGCTGTTGTCGAATCGTCAACATTGTCTAATAGTCTTACGTTATGAACTGCTCCGTCTCTAAGTTCTTTATCAACTTCCACGGAAGCATTGGCTCCTGCTCCAAATATACCAAACGTTGTTTCAGTGTACTGTTCGCCAGCATTTCCATATTCAAAAAGTAAAACTTGGTTTGCGCCATCAGTAATCACCGAACCAACAGTTGCTTCGTATTGGAATTTGTTATCAACAATTGCAGTTCCTTCAATTTCAGTTGTATCGAATCCTTCTGCAACTGAACCAAAGTCACCGTATGAGTTGTTACCGTTAGTTCCTCTAATTCTACCACCATTGGTTGCTAGGTAACCAACGTGTGAGTAATATGTAAACACAGACACAAGTTCTGCTCTACCATTATTTTCTACCCATGCACCGATACCGTCACTAATAACCTGTGTAAAGTCGTTTGACACCATTGAGTCATTACCGCCGTTATGTAGGTTACCGTCAATCTTTTGACCAATTGCACCGTAACCAAATGTTGTACAGTTTTGAGTGTATGGCGAACGTGCAATAATCCAAGTACGGAAATCGTCTGGACCCCAACCTGGATCTAGTGACACATAAGCACCTGCAGAAACTCTCGAAGTTCCGTATGAGTTTTCTGGTAACAAGTCACCATTCAATCCATTAAGTGTTTGATTTCTAATACCACAACCATTTCTTACATAATAGAAGTCTTCTTCATGGCTTCCTAGTGCTGCGTTAACGTAGTATCTTGCAACGTATCTTGATTTGTAGTTAGATACCCATTCAAGGTCCCATTTAATTGCATCAATGTATGTGTCAACATCTCTTAGGCATAATGCTTCGTTGTAGTACATAGCAACTGTCATGCTACCTGAAGCAGTTGAAAGCGTTAATGATGTTGTTGCATATCTTGTTGTGGCAATTGTAAATGTTGTTGTATTAACAACATCTTGAACATAATAAGTTGTATCTGCACTTATACCACCGAACACCGTTCCTGAAAATCTAACTGCTGTATTTCTTTTTAACCAACTTGTATCACTAATTGTAATTGTGTTTCCAGAAATTGATGTATTAGTTACTGTGTCTGTAAATTGATCATCAATGTAAGCACTAACTTCTGCTTTCAAGAATGCTCTGTTTTGTTCTAATTTAAGTTTAGCATAGTATGCCATTCTAGAATCAGTTGCACAAACAGCACCCTCGTTTGATGCACCATAAAATACTGTGTCTAGCATATCCATGAGTGTTGCAACTCTTGATGCTGCCGTAGCATCGCTGTTCAAGTATGTTGCTGTGTCGCCTGCAATAACACTTGCCAAATACTGGAATGATGCTCTAGTTGCTGCTTTTTGGTTTAGGTCAAACACATCACTCGCGCTTGATCTTAGATATGAGTTTCCAGCAATAAGTGTTGCAAAGTTAGAATTTAACTGGAAGTCAAACATTACTGCTTCCAAAATTAATCTAGTATCTCTTTCACACTTGGCAACGTTGTATGTTAAAGTAGGATATGTTGTAGAAATATAGTTAGTAACTAGCGTTACAAGGGCCTCTTGCTGCGCATCTAAGGTCTCTGCAGCGGTGATCAATGCCGTTGTACTACTTACGGAGTCCGTTGCTGCTGGCATGTCAACTTTGTGTGCAGGAATAGTTAGTCCTGAACCGTTTGATAAAGTAGCAGCACTTCCGCCATAAGTTGTGCTAATTGTTAATTGGTTCGAAGCAGGTATTGATTCAACCCAATATGTTAAGTCTTTTGTCATTCCGTTTGAAGTTTCTAAAGGAATGAAAATATCTCCGACTTGTAAACCGTGATCAGTTAGAGTTGTAATTGTATTTGAAGAAATTGTTGTAATTGTAGAATTTGGTAAATCGGCTCCAGTTGAGTCTCCTCCGACTGCGTTTGTGATTATGTCCAAATGTCCTGTTACAAAATCTCTTGCTGTTGAATTTGCTACATTACTATTTCTATATTGATTGATTGTTGTATTCTTTTTCGTAATTGCAGTATTGTTTACAATATCAATTAATAGAGTTCTCAAGAATGCATGAGATTCTAATGTTTCTCCCTTGATGCTGTCTGGAATCAGTGATGAATTTCCTTCACCGTCCCAATATGCCTTAGCAGCATTTAGGGTTTGATAGTAACCACCGTAGGTTAAGTCATAAACCAATGCGTCAACAATGTGTCCCACGTCCTCTCTGGTATCTGTTTTACCAAATTTTAGATTAGGATAGTTTTCAGCAAACCAGGCAATTATTTCTTCCTGCAAGAATTTTTTATTTTCTTGAATTAAGTGTCTTGCATTTCCAAAAGTTACTAGATATGATGAGTTATAACCAGTTGGATCTGTGTATGTAGCAGTGTGCTTAGTACCAAGTCTGTAATCTACCTGATGTTTCATTACATCAACCAACTTGCTTACTTGGACGCCTGTCACCGCATCGTCAGCCAATGGCCACGATACATCTTGAGTTGCTGTATTTCCAGTTGTTGGAGTTACAGAAGTTCCGCTTACGATGTCTCTTGCAACACTGCTAAAGTGAGCAAGTGTTTGAATTGAATAATAAGAGTCCGATATGTCAAGTGGTCTGTCTGTTGCAGACGCTGCTCTTACCTTGGTAGTTCTTAATTCGTCACCTAGGATACAAGTTTCCGCAGGAACGATGATCGGTAATACTTCTTTGTACTCACCTGCTTTGACGTTAACGATGTTGTTAGGAACAACTCTTTCTGGAATGGCGCTGTTATCACCTGCTGAAATTGTATCAGTTACAATTGCTAACAATGAAGTAACACTTGCATAGACTCCTGTCTCGGCAACAAGGTCAGCATCTTTATACTGTAATGCAACAGCAGTTGAGTCTGCTCCGCCTGGTGTTTGGTATGCAGTTGTTGGATCTGTTTGATTTAAAACATTTCCGATAATTGTTAATAGATGACCATATGCTGCTAAACTCTCGTCTTTTTCTGCAGAAAGATTAGCGTATGGAACATCCTCTGACTCTGCAGAGTATGGTCCGTCACCTAGTGCATCAACAAACGTCTGTGCTGCGGCTCTCATCTTTAGGTTACCGCCGTGGCCAATATCCCAAATAAGTCTATCAATGATCCAACCAACGTCTCGTTCACACTTGTGTTCGTCATAATCAAATGCACTTGTAAACGGAGAAATGTTATTAATTACGTTGTATTCAATGAAACTAGTAACTTCTCTTTGTAAGAAAACTCTGTTCATCTCAAGCAAGTGTTGAGCATTAGGATTTAAGGCACCCTTTTCAATTTGCTCGCAGGCATATCTAATAGTTGCCCAAGGCATATCCAAAGTAGCACCATGAATTGGAGCAGGTAAGTCTGTTCCGTTTGGAGCAACATAGTATACATGATCAACTTTTCCTAGCGTTGTCCACTGTGGAATAGTTCCGCTTGATGTTAAAACTTGTCCTTCAATACCAACCGGTAATCTTGTTGGACCAGCACCCGAATAATAAACTAAATCACCTGTGGTTGTAAGAACATCAACGTCACTACCAATGGATAATACATTCCAGTATGTGCCTGAAGTATCCTGATCTGGTCTTGAATTGGCAGCACCGCCACCTTCTGCTCCGATAGATGATCCGTCATCGCCTTCTGCTCTGTGATTTTGAATACAGATGTAAGCATTAGATCCGTATCTAACAGAATCACCTAAGAAGTATTCTGTGTCGTCAGTCCACTCACCTCTCCAAAGTATACCGCTGTTTAATCTATCCCAATATACCACGTTTCCAGGTAATGATCCTGCATCAACAGTCATTGTTCCTGAAGCAGTCGTAGGAGTGAATACTGCTCCACCTGGTGTTTCTGTGATTGTAAATTCTGTTGCACTGACTATCTGTTTAATGTAGTAGTGATTTCCTGATGCCACATTTCCAAAAGTTGAACCTGTAAATTTAACAGCCCATCCTACAACTAGAGATGATGTATCTGTAACTGTAAAATAATCTGTTCCAGCGTCGGTTGCTGTTACAGTATCAGAAAAATTAGGAGCATCAATTTTTGCTCTGTATGTATAGCCGTTTAAATTAACAACATCACCAATCTTGTATGAAGTTGCAACATCCCAGTCTGACTGGAATGTCATGTTCTCTGAATATAAACTCCAGTCTGTTTGACCTACGGCAGTAGGTGTTGTGTCGTCGTGGATTGTTCTAGCAATGTATTGGTTACCGCCGTAGCGTACAATGTCGCCTGGTTGGTAAACAGTTACATTACTCCATGTGTTTTCGTATTCAAATCCTTTTACGAACACACTCCAGTATGAAGAAAGATCATTTCCAAAAACTGATGTTGCTGTGTGTTGTACCGTACAAACATATAAGTTTGCACCTTCCTTAACAACATCATTTACTTTGTATCTAGTTAGAGCTGTCCAGTCACCCTTGTATTCAAACCCTTGGTTCCATACATCCCAATAACTGCTCTGTCCTTCTAGTCCAGTTGATGCTAGAGTTTCTGATGTGTGTCCTACATTTGCAACGTAGGTAGTACCGCCATATCTAACAATATCATTTTTCTTATAGCGTGTAGAAATGGTCCAATTGTTTTTCCATTCAACCCCTTCGCCAAATAGATCCCATTTTGCTTGATCCGCTTCTAATCCAGTAGTAGTTTCTGTTCCTGGTGTTCCAGATCCAACGCTAGAGTTTGATGTATGCGGAGTGTTGGCAATGTATAAAAGTCCGCCGTACTTGACAATGTCATTTATTTTGTAAACGGTACTTGTTGCCCACTCGTCTTTCCACGATTGGCCATCACTCATTTGGTTCCATTTAGTTGGATTATAGTTTAGATCTGTGTAAAACTCAGAGTCTGAAACGTGTCCAATTGCACATATGTAAGTGCGGCCACCAAATCTTATAACGTCGTCAACGTAGTATTGAGTGGTTGGAGTCCAATCACCCTTCCATACAAATCTGATTCTTCCTAATTTAAATTCTGCCATTGTCGTTTCCGTTTGTTGTGTAGTATTTATCCATGTTGATCATCATCACTCCTAATCATTAAACGAATCATAGAACATTGTTTGGGCTAACATGCTTCCGCTGATTTGCCCACCCTTAATAAATTCAGCTCTTACCGGTATTTTGATCTCTAAACTAGCAACATTGTCCATTAAATTAGGACCAACTTTCACCGTTCCTGCAATGAAACTTGCTGTTAGTAGATCAGAACCACCAACGTTTAATCTATTTTGTAAATACGCTTTGATTGCCCTCTGCGTAGGAATAACATTATTACTATCCTGAGTAAATGCAGGGTCAGTTGAGAACTCTCTAATAACTGTACCTGATCCACCCAATCTTACACCGCCAAGTGCAAGTTCTGTTAGACCTCCTAGGTCAAAGAAGTCAGCACTAATTGTAACAATACCCGTAGCCTGTTCTACAGCAAATAATTCACCGCAACGGAAGTTACCACTTTGGTCCGTACTTGTGTAGAATACCCTACCACCGTTGGCTTCAACTACTTCATTTTCTGGAGCAGAATTAAATTCGCCGGTTGAATATATTGTAGGATAATTTGTTTCTGTAAAGTTACCCGTTCCAACATCTAGGAAGTCGTGTCCACTAATTCTAACCTGAGAATATCTTTCTCTAATTTCTACCTGCGAGGTATGCTCTAGATAATCATCAAGTTTCAATTCTGGACTAATTCTAAATGTGCCTACATAGGTTCCATCAACATTTCTACTTACAATTGCTGAGGTAGCGACAGTATAATAATTAACAGTGTCGCCTCTAAATCTAAATTGTGTACCAGGTCCTGGAAGTACATTAAATCCGCTAACAACAACATCCTTGCCTTCAGGAATCACATCAGCAAAACCGTCACCCAATATAGTCACCTGCGTAGTACTGGTTCTATAACCAGAGCCTCTGTTGATCCATCCTGGTTGTGCTAATGCTGCATCACCTAGTCTAATTTCAACGTAGGCAGGATCAGTTACATTAGGATCAGTTAATGTGACAGTTGGATTGGATTTATATCCGCTACCTGTTTCCCATAATCTAATATGCTGAACGCTTCCACTTTCGACTATTGCTCTGCCAAGAGCTCGGCATCCAGTTTCAACCTTACATGCATGATCAAAGTTATCTGCAACAGTAATGAACATCGGTGTGCTGTTTGATTGTTGTGTCGAGTCGCCCAATGATATATCAGGATTACCAAATCCTAAACTTACCCAATAAGATGCCTGTGACAATAATCTATCCTGCCATAATACCCCATCGTATGATGTTGCACAGAATGCTGACTGTCCAGGTGTTGGATCTGATCCAACATCTCTCGAACCCGTGTCACCAATAGCAAAGAAAACACCCTGTCCGTATCTAATTTTTTTCCAATAGTGTGCAGTTGATCCATCCTGTGTTGGCATTGTTGCTGCTAACCAATCTGTTCCATTGAAACTGTAACTAACATCGCCTGTTGTGGATACCGCTACCCATCTATTATTACCGTAGGCAACGCTGATCCAGTCTCTGGTAGATGAGTCGTCACTAACATCCATGATGTGTGCTTCCCAGGTCCATGTATCGGTATTGCTGTTATATTCTCCAACTGCTGCAAAGTTACCACTGTTCGCAACTGCAACAAATTTTCCTTTTCCGTATGCAACATCAATCCACTGATTGAATGTAGAATCTCCTATGTCCGGTAATGTTGTAGCAGTCCATGTTGCGCCGCCATCTGTGCTGTATGCTGCGGAATCAAGATTGGCTGCAATTGTAAGGAATACGCCATCACCATTTCCTGAATTTGATTTTCCGTAAACTATTCCTGACCAGTTTCTAGAATATGGAAGGGTAGAATTACTCCAGTTAATTCCATCTTCTGAGTGTATTGCCTGTGTGCTTAACTGCTTGATTGCAACAAATTTATGTCCACCTGCGGCAATCATGTTCCAGTTTCCAGCAGATGGAAGTGTTGCCGTTGTCCAGTTCGTTCCATCTTCTGTGTAGGAATAATTATCTGTTCCAGAAGCCACCGCAACAAATCTTCCGCTGGTTGCTGTGCCTTCATATCTAAATCCTGCGATTGTATTTGTACTATCTTCACTAACCTCTGTTACTGTTATAACGATATCATGCTCTCCGTCAACACCGCCAACATCCGCTCCAGAGATTGTTATTACCTGACCTACTTCGTACAATGCTCCTTCAAATGTCATTGTAACTTCATACGTTCTTCCATTTTTTACTGCACTAAATGTTGCAGAGATCGGTGTTGATGTTCCTCCGGTAACAGTTCCCTGTAGGCTTGTATAAGTTTCTTTTGTTTCCCCGTATGCAATATCTTTCCAATTCAGCGTTTGGCCCATGTTAGGGATTGATGTGTCAAACGGCGGTTCACTAAATGTAACTCTAGGTTCAAATCTATAGGTATTATCAGTGAACAGCAACGGTTGCGAAGGAGTTCCAGGAATAACATGATCCCATCCTGGCGTATCGTCTGATTCTTTTCTAACCTGACAAACTTTTGACAGTGTATTGTATGCTGTCACATATCCATACTGTCCCGCTCCTTTACCAGAAGTAATAATTAATCTCATTCCTAAAATGTCTGACTCTTCAGCGTCTGTGTTGGATGCCAGTGTAAGGCTGGTAGTATTTCCTTCCTGTGCGTTGTTACCTAGTAATGTATACCCCAGGCCGCCTTCTGTTGCACCAGTATCGCCAGGAGCGTTTTTAACTAATGCTTCAAATACAGCATCATCTCTAATTTCCTCGTGTACCACATTTGCATTAATACCAGAACCAGTAAATGTATAATTTGCGGTTGAATAATTTTGTCCTGCATTTCTATATTCTAATATTAGAATCTCGTCGTTGACTTCACCGGCAAATGCTGATTCAATATATGCCTGTCCCGTTCTGTTATCAACTTCTGCATAAACAGGAGTTTCCGTAGGATCGTTGCCGTCAGCAACTGCACCAAAGTTACCATAGGATGAGTTACCATTGGTTGCTCTAATTACTCCGCCCTGTCTTGCAAACATACCAATCTGTGCATAGTAGGTAAACACAGACACAAGTTCTGCTCTACCATTGTTTTGTACCCATGCTCCCACGCCATCACTAATGACCTGCGTAAAGTCATTGGATACTATCGATTTAACTCCACCATTGTGTAATGCGCCGTCAATCTTTTGACCGACACAGTTATCACCAAAAGTGGTAACGTTTTGAATATAAGGTGATCTATTAACAATCCAGCATTCGCTGTGATCAGGACCAAAGCCCGGATCCAATGAACAGAATGCACCACCCGTTGGTAACTGATATAGTTCGTACACATTAGGTGGATTCAATGTTCCATTTAATCCCTTGACTGTCATGTCCTTGAGTGATGTTGTATCTCTCAAATAGAACATGTCGTCGTTTTGAGAACCTAGAATTAAATTTCTATAGTATCTTGCATTTAGCAAGGATCTATAATTTCCAGGATATCTTAAATCAAAAATAAATCCTTCAACAGCATTTCTTAAAAGATATCTGTATCTTGCTTCGTTAATTGTGTACACGCCAGCATTCTGTAATTTAACATATTGCAGTGCTTCTTCAGCAATAAAGTTTCTGTTTGCTCTTATGATTGTGTGAGTATTTCTAGCCGCTGGTCCTGTTATTTCATTCGAAAGGGCCGTAGTAGTTACTCCGCTACCAATGCTGTTCAATTCAAAATCTATGTATTGTCCCATTTCTGAAATTCTTGTAGAAATATCGGAACCTGCTGTATCGAGTATGTCAGAATCTTCTTCGATAGGTAGTCCTGTAACTGCATCTAAAGTTTCTGGAACCACATATACTTTTTCTAAATTATTAAACGTGGTTACTTGATCATATGTGTTTGTTACCGTCTTAGTAATTGGATTTCTGTTAATAATTTCCTGTATGATGTCAGATATTCTGTCCAGTGCTTCCTTGTAATAAGAAGTATCAACTGTGGGTAGTTCTAACGCTTTGTTTGGCCATATTGTTGTTGAACGCAATTCGCTACCAACTAATGATACATTCTTAGGAATGCTCATTGGTAAAATTTCGTAATAGTTTCCTGGAGCAACTCTAACAGTGTTTAAAACACTGTCTTCTCCTAGTTCCATTATTCTGTCAAGTGCAAATTTTACTGTTCTGTATGGTTTGTTTGGATCCTTGCCTCTATAAACATCCTCATCATCATCGAGTGCAACTGCAGGATCAGCACTAACGTACCAAACCTTAGTAATGATTCCTACCCTTCCATAATCAACAGTGTTATCAGGCTGGACTATCAACGAATCAGATGCATTACCTATTGCTAGGTTTGTAGTTCCTAGCGTTGATCCATCGCCTGCAAGTTCTCTAGATAAACCGTAGGTTAAGATGTCACCAACGTTACTTAAGGCAACATTCGGTCCTGCTAATAGTACAATGTCCCAATAATAAAAACCCGAACCGTTGTCTCCTGGATAATTGTCATTGCTACTTGTGTGTTGGAAATTACATTTATATGTAGAACCTCTGTATAAAACTAGATCTCCAATCGCATATGATGAGCCGGATGTCCAACTGTTTCTCCAGTAACTACCTGTAACCACTATTTCCCAGTTTGATGCATCTAGATAATCTAGTGTTGATCCGTCTGCCGATATATCAGTATCAATTAACGCTCTGTATAGATAGCCGCCTCTGGTTACTATGTCACCCGTTTGATAACTTGTTCCACTGTTCCATATTCCAGAATATCTAATACCGTTCTGTAACAATGACCAATTCATGTCCGGTTGTGGTTGATCATAAATGCTTGTCGCAGGATTTATATTTTGATGATTAGTGTTAGAAATATAGAGGAAACCTCCATGCTTTACAACATCACCTATTGCATAGAATGCAGAAGGAGACCATTCATTTCTAAAATTATAACCCGGAAATTCAACATCAAAATATTGTGGCTGTATATCTTCGTGATTTGAAACATGACCTTCATTAACACGAAGTATGCTTCCACCGTATAATACTAAATCATTCTTAATGTATCGATAATTTCCTGTCTGGAATGCTCCGGTATAATTAATACCCTCATAAAGAGTTTCCCATAATTCTCCCGTGCTATCATCTTGTGAATCAGCATTACCAACTTCAGGACCAACCTCCGATGTGTCTGAAGTATGCTCTGCAATACATCTATAAACAAAGCCTCCGTATTTTACAACATCACCGATGCCGTATCTAGTTACTGGTTGCCAATTTACTGTCCAATTAAATCCTGTAGTGTATTCGGCCCATTTTTCTGCATTAGCAATAAATGTAAACCCTGAATTATGTCCTTGTAAACAAATGTATAATACACCTCCGTAGAGAGCAAGGTCTCCAGGTGCATATGTTATTGATGAATTCCAGTCGCCTCTAAATGCATAACCGTCGGTCATCTTTAGCCATGCTGGTGTAGGATCAGTATCTCCCGGATTTGCTAGATATGCTTGATCGGTAACAAAGGATGATGACGTATGTTTTCTAACACAGACATAAGTTACACCTCCGTATCTTATAACATCATCTTTGTTATAAGCGGTGGCTCCTAACCATGCTCCGCGCCATGTATATCTAATTCGACTTATCTTAAATTCTGCCATGTCTTTTATCCGTTACTAGAAGTTCCTGTTGGGTATTCATAATTTTGATTAATTCGTTGTACTAACATTCCCTGCTCATCTACATAATATAAAATGCTTCTGTTATCCCATCTATATTGTGTGTAATACATATTATCGTATTCTTTTTCGTGATCGGCTTTGATTCCTTCGAAGTAATCAATTCCTGGTTCAAAATCTTCAAATGTTTCATTTGGTGGTCCTGGCAAGTTTAAATCAACGCTATCCTTATCAACAATATTATCAACTCTTCTTAGAAAAATTTCACCGTCGTCGTTTCGTCTAACGAGATATAGATAACGAGGGCTATCGCCTAATGCGTTGTCTGGGTTTTGACCAAAGTAGTACGTACTCATTATGATATCTCCACATAACTTACCGTGACGTCAATGCTGTCATCAGTATCTGTTTCTAATCTCAAACCTGCGGTTGCTGGCAGTATTAGCCTTTCACCGTTGGTAATAACTTTTGCGCTTGAGCCTGGCGGTATTGGTATTTGCCTTGCATAATTTCCTTGCGTTGAATTTTCATCTACTACATATAAATTTGCAATTACCATATCGTAATCAGAAGTGTTTGATAAGTTACATCCAACAACAGTTGCTCTAACACCTTCACCAATTTGAAGAATGTCTACTGGTGTTGTTCCTACTCCTGTTACTACTTCTTGTTTAAATACCGTTGGCATAATTTTATCCTAACATTAATGCAAATGAGGCTGCAATATCATTTGCTACAATTTCTGATACAGCACCAGACGAACCTGCCGGTGACGCCCATGCTGTTCCGTCCCAAACTTCAATGGCTTTTGAAGTCGTGTTATATCTTGTCATACCTACAACAGCATATGCACTTGGTCTTTGTGCATCTGTTCCTCTAGGAGGAACAAAACCGTTTGTGGTATCAATTTTAAAATAACCTGTTCCTGTTTGTAAAATTTGTGTAATTGCTCCGTTGGATACGTTTTCAATTACGTTATCAGTTATTTTAAAATTTCCTAATCTTACACCGCCGGCTCCATTGCCGTCGATGTATAAATCTAAACCTGTTGTGGTAGTAATCTCGTTATCACGGAACATTAAGTCACCAACATCAAGAGTGCTTACTGTTAAGTTGTCGGTAACAACGTTGTTAACAAAAACTTCTTTCCATCTAAAACTTGCACTACCTAAATTATATGTGTTGTCTGTTTCTGGAATCAAATCACTTTTTATAGCAGCATTAATTTGAATTGTATCTGTTAACGCATCACCTATTGTGATGTTTCCGCCGATAGTAACATTTCCGTCAGCATCAATGTTTCCTGAAACATATAGGTTTCCGTCAATATTGGCAGAAGCAAATACTTCTAGCGTGCCAGTTCCGTTTGGTCTTAGTTCTAGTGTTGCATTTGAATTTGTAGTTGAAATCGTATTGCCTTCAACTTCAATATCATCAATTTGTAATCTTGAATGATAGATAACTGGATCTGCTCCTGATGGAACAAAACTAATGGTATCTAAATCACTTGAAATTGTATTGCCGGTAATGTGTAAGTTACCAACATCTATTTGATTATCTACTGTAAGTGTTGTAGTTCTTGTAGATCCTGTGACGTGTAAATCAGTTGTTGGAGCAGAGTTGTTTACACCTATGCGAGCATTGCTTACATCAAGATATAAAATGTCAGGGTCACTCGCTCCATTTCTAAAGGACAACGGTACATTATCACGTACCAAATTTGCCTTCAAGAGCGGCCCAGATATACGACCTATTGCCATCTGCACTCCTTTTTACACGGGGATCCTGTCCCTCCAACCACCTTACATTGCGGGTTGACCACAGTAAAAGATTAACGTTGGCATACGTTAACACAAGTATTTAGCCAAAAGGAGAAATTAGCCAAGCATTAGGCTATAAACGTCACCTAGATCTTCCATAAGTTCTATGTCAACTTCCGCACCACCACCTGTGGAAAGTTCATAACCGTCATCTATCTGTGCGCCTACTGTGATGGTAACATCGTTTGCTGGAGTTGCTCCGCCAGTAAATGCTGTTCCTAGTATAGTTATGATATCGTTTTGGACATATCCTTGTCCTTGATTAGTTACTGATATTCCTGCAATTGATCCTGAAGCGATTACGATAGTAAATGTAGCATTTTGTCCGTATCCGTTCGTTGCACCCGATAACCCTGTGCGTGTTTGGTTGGAAAGTCCTGCAACATTACCAATTGCTGTTACTACATTAATTTTTCCTGAAAAAGATTCTAGGTATTTTTCATCGGTATTCCAGCGAGTATCACCCAATTCAGGGCGTATAGGAGTACCTAAATTTTGTGGTCTGTCAGTATTAGGCCCTGCAGGAATAACAAAACCGTTATCTCCCATAAATCTTAAATAACCAATTCCGGTGCTTCTGAATCGTAATGGAGTATCTACTAAATTTGTAATATTGTTAGTTTCCCATTTGGTATTTTCGATATAAACCACTCCAGTGTCTGGATTCAATAGGATATCTTCGTTTGATTGCATTCCAAAGATTTGATTATCAACACCATTAAGATGCATCTGATCACTAACATACACATTAAGGGGATTAACTCTATCGGCATTTACTAGGTTATCCGTTATATATAATTCGTTCCAGCGTCTTGGACTAGAGTCTAACTGATCTCTACCCAAATCCCAAAGGTTGTCGTCCCCTGGAATAATTGATTGTGTAAAATCAGGAACGATCTCAACCGTGTCACCTAATCCTGTATCAGGATCATATAATTCATCACCAACAATTAAATTTCCTAACTTTGTTAGATTTCCATCTAGTGTGATATTTCCTGTAACTGTTAAATTACCGTAAATGTTAGTTGAAGATGAAACTTCTACAGTGCCAGTGCCGCTCGGTTTCAACTCAATAGTTTGATTTGATGTGGTTCCTGAAATTGTATTGTCATTGAATTGAAGATCGTCGGATCTCATTCTTTGTAAATTAATATAACTTCCTGCAGTCTGTGGTAATATGTGAATAGGTCCAACAACAGTAGTAAAAGAACTAGGTGCTACTGCAATAATATTATCAATTTTTGCACGCTCGTCAACGATCATGTTTGTGGTGCGAGCATCACTGTTAATGTCTAGATCAAAACTAGGTGTGTCATCCTTGATACCAATTCTACCATTGTTAACATCAATGTAAAGCAATGATGTTGAATCGTATATCGTGTTAGAAAATTTGATATCTACGCCGTCTCTGCGTAAATTTTGCTCTAGTAACGGTCCGCCAATTCGCCCCAATTGAGCCATCTGTTACCTCCTAGTTTGCAAATCCAAAGAACACTGTTACATATTTTGCTAATGGAACTGCTGATGTAAATGTTAGGTACCATCCTGTTGGTCTTGCTAGTCCGGTAGGGTCTGCGGCTCCAGCGCCAGTTGCTGTAAAGACTGTTCCAGGATTGCTGTCAGCAGCACCAATTGTTGTAAAGTCTGTTGAGCCAGTTGCAGTAATAATATATTCAACACCAATGCTAAAACTGCCGGCAGCAACTTCTTGTCCTGTTCCGGTTGATGTTGGATTTTGATTCAGTGTAAAGTTTGTTGTTGGAATCTGCAAAACATTTTCGACTAGTACCAAAATGTTATTTGCACTTGCTGGTACATTATTTAACGGCCCAAAGATTGTGTCGGATGAATCTCCAGGACCAAATGTTTCAATTGAAATTGCAGTTGCACCCGGTGCTCTTACAGTTTCCCAATTGCCACCGACATAGGCTTCAATTTCATTTAGTGTGGTATTGTATCTTATTGTTCCGTTAGCATCTGTGGGTTGTCTAACGCCAGTTAACTGCGGACGCTGTGCTGTCGTTCCCTTGGGTAACAATACTCCGCCATTAAAGTCCATGACTGCTCTACCATAGGTGTTTACCCTAATGGTATTATCGCTAGGACTGTAACGTGATGTGTATTGTGTTTTTAAAAACTTCATCTATCTATCCTTATACAGGCAGCGAACTAACAGTAACGGTAATCAAGTTAGCATCGTCAGCCTTTACGTGTATTTCATCTCCACCATCTAGAATAATTTTTTCATCACTGAAAAATACAGTTTCACCTGCTGGTATTGCTAAATTTGCTACAATTTGATTTCCAACGACTGGAGTATTACCTTGTTTAACAAGATAGATGTCAACTTCAGTTCTATTGGCCGTTTCGTCTGTGATAGTTACAGCACCAGTATTACACAGTATAATGTTTGTAACTGCTCTATCCTGTGCTGATACAGCACCACCGACTGATGCACCAGTTGTTGAAGCAGTAAAAACTTTTGTTATACTTGTGGTTGTTAGTTGTTGGCTTGTAATCATCTTTTTCCCTTAAAATATCATGCTAAACAGCAATGCTTTATTTTTACTTATCAATTCATCGGTGCTGTTATTACTATTTCTGTAAAACAAACCTGTATCACCTATGCTTGGTTCTTTTGCATAAGCAATTGTCGATCCTGAAATATATGCAGGATCAACCGAAATTTCTTCTAATTGTAATCCATAATTAGTTCTTAATTTACCCGTACCGTTGGTTTGAAGATATATGTTATCGTTGGTGTTATTAACAGTAATGGTTGGATTATTTGGCTCATTTTGATTAAACTCTAATCCTTGCATTAATACCCTGTTGGTATAAAACTGAGTGTTAAGAGTTCCGTCAACTAACACCGAAACAGCACTCTCACCAAATGTGCTATATCCAGTGTTGGAAGTAAGATATGCCAATGAACCTGCAACTTCCTTATCCGTTACAATTACTCTAGTATTGTCGTCAATGATTTGGAATGTTGGATTGTCTCTAATTGAATCGTCAACATATTTTTTGTTTGGAATGTCATCATCGTCAGTAACTTGGTCTTCGTAATTATTTGTTCCGGCTACCGTAATAACACCTTCTCCGTATCCTATTAATATCAAATCTGGACTGGCAGTATCAGTTGTAACTTTTTTTAATCTAAGAGTTGCATCTGAATAGTTAAATGCCGATTCAGGTGATCCTGTTGCTAGATTAAATGAATCGTCATTTTCATCCCAAAAGAACGAAGCAGGGGAAAGTGATCCTCTATCAATTTGTAAACCAGAATATCTTAGAGATACACCAGCCCCTGTCTCGCCAAAGTTTAATTGTATAATATTGTCTCGAACATTTAAGTTCTCTGCTTCTACAGTTAGTGTGTCGCCTTCGACAATCAAGTCTGCGGTAACAATTACTTGTCCGCCACCGGTAGGAGGTCCAACATCAAGTTTGATGATGCCACCTTCTTTGGTTTTGATGTTATAATCACCGTTGGTTTGTAGAAACTCAGACATTATTCAATTACCTATTAACTAATTGCTGTTAAAACAATGTAATCTGCAGATGAATCGTTTTCTAGATACCAGTTATACTTGTTTCCAGAAAAGTCAGTTGCAACACGCTTAGTAATTTTAGCAATGTTTACTAGATCAGCGTCAAGGTTACCTGTCGTTGAACCTTGCAGTTGCATTTCATATGCAGCACTAGGCGTTCCATTCTTTAGTTTACAAACAATTTGTTTGCCTGCTGTTGTATCAGCAATGTCGCCAATACGAGCACACAAGAATGAAGAACCTCCACGCTGTTTAATGATTACACCATCAGTTCTGTTTGATCCGCCTTGGTAAAAATTTACTGTAATACCTGTAGCAGCACCGGCAGGTGTTTTGATTACGTCTACACCATTTACATCTTTTCTAAGTGGTCTTCCCATTTGTTTTCTCCTATGTTTAGAAGTCCGATGCGGGTTCTAGCCGCTACGGGGTTGGTTCCCCATAAGTCCACCACCTGGGTGGTACACTATCTGACACAAGTATTTATCCTTTCGAAAGCAAAGCCATAAGTTCTACCTTGCTTATGGTAGTTAATATGCGATTGATATGATCTAGTTCTTCCTGTGCTTTTTCTAACCAAATCTTTTTTTTGCTTTGTTTGTATTTGATTAGGTGTTCCATGTGTTGCTTCATGTGTTCTTCAAGAATTGTGTCAAAATTTTTAACATCATGCCTAAACATAGGAAAGTTCCTTTTCCACCTCTCTAGTTGAGCTCGTAGTTTAGGGAAATCTTCGTATGTTTCAATTTCTTCCATACTATTATTTAACACTAATTTTGATAGATTGTCAAGCCATAAAAAAAGGGCGACCTAAGCCGCCCTTTTCTATACTCGAAAGTATTGTTATTGCTTACGCAAAACGTAGGTTCGCTGATGTAACAGCAACTTTACCTAAGTAGTCTGCCGCATTACCAAGAGATGATGCAGTGTTTGTTAACTCTACATAACCGTATCTTGTCATGAACGAAACTACTGGTTCAAATGTTGCTGGATCAAGAACCACACCGCTTGACATTAATGGAATGTATGGGCAGTAGAACGCTGCTGCGTCTGATTCTGATGAACCTTT